CAATGGAGTAATACCACTTAGAGGAGTGCTACCCCCTGAAGAAAAGTAACCTACTACAAAATCAGAAGTAGCCTTCTCAGTGCTCTTTCCTATGATTGATTCTAAGAAAACCTCATTGGTGGCGCCACCTTTATAATTTTCCAGGGATACCCCTCTATCATTAATCTCAATAATAGAGTTTTGTCCACCGTTGGAATTAACCTCAACCGAATTACCTGAAGTATCCCCAGTAGGGGTCATCCCTTCATTATAGGCAGCGCCGGGGTAAAGGGATCTTGCGTAATACTTAAGGTTTTCGAAAGTTCCACCCCACGCTGTTGCGCTCCCATCCCAATCATCCTCAGGTATACCTCCTGTGTAATCTACAGGTTGCAGCCCCAAATCTGGTGACACCCACTCTGCATTAGCTTCGTTCGGATTGCCTTTAGTATTTATCTGTAGCTCTACTTTAATATAAGAACCTGACCCCGCATCTAAACCTACTAGGAAGGCTGAAGTATCATTTCCGAAAACACCTATTTTATCGGCGTCTAAACTTCCACCTATTATCTTTTTAAGAGCCTTATAGGTATTTCCTCCAACGGATGAAGACTGCACGGTTCCCCTAGGGATATCATACTTAACACTGTCAACCGTTTTATTTCCCTCGTTGTCCCAGGCATCTACAGTAAGTCTTACTGCACTTACACCAGGGTCTGCCGTCCCCATATAGGTCATTCCTGGTATGCCCGTTGCATCCCCACCAGTAAGAAAACTAGAAGACACCTTTAAAGAAGGACAGAAGCCCATTTTTGCATTTGTTTCTGCGAAATCCTCTCCATCGGCACACCTAATAAAGTACATGCTATTAGTACTTTCTAAAATCTCCAATGCCCCCTCTATACCTTGACCTGTAATCTCTTCAGAGGGCTCTCCAAAAATTCTTATAAGATTTTCTTGGCTTGTAATTAGTGTAGCCTTGTCTCCATTTTTTCCTGCTACGGGTCCCTTAGAGGCAAAACCTACTATCCCCACCACCGAGGAGTTAATACTTGGTGGGTAGTCCGATATGTCAGTTTCAACGAAATAACTTCCTGGGCTTAAAAACTTAGCCATTGTACTCTCCTTAGCGAATGGTTATCAACCTTCTTTTTTTTAGATTAATCAAACGTTCAGTAATAACTGAAGAAGGTATATTAACTGTTGCTCCGGGGGCCAGCTTTATACTTCCTTTGTCTGTAGGAACATCCCATGCCTGGAGACTTACATTTTGAACTACCTTAACGTCCTTGATAGTAATTTTTGTTAATGGTTTTAATTTAACCTCCACACCCATATGAGTAAAATCATATAAATTATGGTCCTTTAAAAATCTAGGATTAGGGGTAGTTGATTTTCTTCTTCCTCGGCTCCCAACAGCTTTACGCATATAATATCTCCACAAGTATTTAGGTCTTTTTTACTAAGAACATTAAATTATTTTTTTGTAAATGTTCCAACCTCAGTACTATTTATATCTTTTGAAGAAATTGAAGAACCGTCTAAAGAAACTTTTTCATTAGTAACAATACCAAATTCAGAATTAAATTCAGTAATTTCTCCTGTAGAGGTAATTAAATATTTAGGATAAGGGATATACCCCTCTACAACAATTTCAAACTTACGTCTTATAATTCTGTCCTCCCTGTCTCCAACTACCAGAACTGAATCATTAGTTTCATCAGTTATAAAAGCAGCAGTAGAATTTGTATATTTAGTTACTACTTTTAAATCAGGAGAAAAAACAAGCCTTATTTGCTCTGCCAATTGATCCATGTCTTCGCTATATTTTGTCCAAATATTTATATCATAAGTAATATTCACTGCTCTAGGAGCAAAACTTATAACTCTAAAAGCTCTTCTTCTTTGTTTATCCCAGTAAGATTCATTAACTAACAAATCATAAGGTCTTCTTCTTTCATCATTATCAGTGGTGGTAATTTGACCCACCGTAATCACCGGAAGGATTATATTATTATCTTGGTAAAGTTTTGCCACCGTTCTTTCTGGGTTAGCATTAATGCAAGGAACACTTATTACTTCTCCCTGGGGATCAATAATTTTAAGCCCAGAGAACGTAGCTAACATAAACCTCAGGGTTTCCTTGTAAGTTTTAGCTACCAGTTTTTGAGCATTTATTTTCTTAGCCATTAACCCTTTAGCCCATGCTTCCGCACCATAACTCATCGGGATTCTCCATAAGGATTATCTAAATCCATACGAGTATTAAAGGGGGAGTCCCCAATATCAGGGTTCTCTGGCCTTTGAGGTATATTATCGCTTCTTTTAGTTAGAGGTTCTTGAAGAACTTCATCAAAATCACGAAGAACTCTGGCTGCACACACGTAATGGTAAACTCCATAAATTTCAAAACTCTCTTCTTGTACCTCAAATATTTCATACTTTATATTTTGAAAATGAGGTTTAAGTATATCATTAGGAATAGGGGATCTGCCTAACATTACCTCTATATTACTCTTATTAAATACAAATAGCTGATCATTAGCTAACTCTATTCCAAATTGAGTAAGACTTTCTTCTACAGGAGTAGGATTATAATGCCCAAAAACTGTGAGGGGCTGAGAATGAAGAGTCTTCTGTCTTTCCTCCATATAGATAGGATCTATAGTTCCTGTACTTTGAAAGTATTTATAATACAAAATCTTAGATCCTGACAACCTTATTTGCTCGTCATCTATAAGATTAAATAAACCTATGTCGGGGTTGGTAGGATCAAATAAACTAAGATTTGTTTCCCCTTCCAATGTAGGGAGAGGGGGCATATCTATAGCTACCTTAAACTGTTTACTATTATCCATTAGAATGTACTAAATACAGGAGGCATTTCAATACTATCAACTAGCTCTTCCATTAATACCTGTTTTTCTTCTTTGCTCTGTTGAAGAAGGGCTTCCCCATTTAATTGTGATCCACCCCCTGGGGAAGGAAGTATGACATACTTCCCTCTAATTTGTCCCAGTATCCCTTTAGTTGCTGCTAAGGTATACCTCTGCATCCAGTTCCTGTACGCAGGATGTATGGTATTGGAATTTAAAGCCCTATATTCTATCACCACTGGCTCAGGAGAAGTGGTGGGAGCGGGAGTAACCAATAAATACTGTCCATCTATTACATTAAATGTACCCTCCTGTCCTAAAATTTTACGTGTCATCTCCAGGTTCTGTTGTAATAGATAAAAATCTGCTACACCGAAGTTTTGAAACAAGAAATTATCCTGAAAGTACTTAATAAAAAAGTCAAATTCTAAGGTTCCTGCTTGTGCCTGAATAGATAACAGAGTTTTTTTATAAGCTACATAATCTAAGTTATCCAATATAAACCTTGGTATTTTATACATGTTTATACCAGCAGAAGCATCAAATACTGCTATTTGTTTTGTCCACAGGGGAGCATGATAATTCATCATACTTATAGCTTCATCAATACAGGTTCTCATTTGGTAAGGAGAAACCTCTACTCTAACTACAGGATGGCCTAACTGAGCTAAGGTGTAATCTCTCAGAGTAACTTCAAATTCAGTATATTCCTCTGTAGAACCTTCTGTACCCGTATTAATTTGATTTCTATCAATACTGGTGAGCAAAATACCTTGGTCTATATGAGACCCTACAGAGTCTACAAGAGTGTTACCAAATGTAGCAAGCTGTGGTACAGCAGCAGGAATATGTGATTGTGCCATAGTATACCTCTAAAATATATACTTATAAAATAAGAAAGGCCCAAGAAAAATCTTGGGCCTTTCTACTAGAATTAATATTCTATTCGCTAACCGACGTAGTTGCTGCCAGCCACAAGCGCAGCCCTGCCGCCGCCACCAGCCTTGCCGAATGGGTTGAACAGGTAGTTCGCACCACCACCAACGATACGAATGATTCTATAGAACCTATAGTAAGGACCGACTGCTGCCTTACCGTATCGGGTTAGGATACCCTTCCTTGGCTGGAAGTCTTGAGGATCAGTGATAGTAGGCAGAGCCTGGAGTGGGATGTATGGAGCATACACATAACCAGAGTCCATAGCGTTATCACCCTTGTAGCCAACCATGATCTCGTCTTCTGGGTACATAGGATCAACCCAAAGATCATATCTGCCAGCAAACTTACCCTTGTATTGGATAGCAGTGCGGCTGATATTAGTTGGCCCCATCTTATCTGGAAGACCACCTTCCAGTTTTGCTGCTGATTCTAGCATAGAAGCAACCAGAGGAGAAGTGATAAGCCAGTTACCGGGACCTCTCCAGGTCGTGCGATAGATATCTTGCGAGGCAAAATTGATTATCGCAAGAAGGTTGGAGTAGACCTGACCA